TTGCCACCTCCGGCAGCTAGGCCAAATGTTCCAGACGGGAGTGTTGCCCAGAGTTTAAAGGCTCTGCGCTTCTCAATCTCACCACCTCTTGTGATATGTGCATTCGTTAGACCAGCCGTACCTGCCTCGTTTAGTCCATACAGACTACCCGGCACAGACGTTACTGAAGTTCTGCGAGTGTCAATCCCGGCTTTAAAATCCTCCACTAATACGTATGGCATTTAGCTTACCTGATGAATATGCAGTTGGGTATTCTGTGCTGTTTCTCCCCCAAGGACTAGCGGTTCAGTTTTAGATAATCTTGCTCTTAATCTTTGGTAATGCACTTGCGCTTGTTGACCCTTCATTTGTGCATCAGGAGACTTTTGTCGAGTCAATAATTCACTGGCGGCAAAAAGTACAATCAGTTGATCATCTAAATCTGCGGTGTCATCCATGGAAATAAAGGTACTGAGATTGCCTGTACCTTCTAACCTAAACAGGCCATCTCCTGTCGTTGTATTTGCATTCTCACTGGGAATAGGCCAAACCTCTACTTGAGATGCACCATACGCTTCGTATTTGTAAATAGGCCATGAGCGATCCCCCGTATCAGAATCGTGGATTGTGTAGTCATAAGTCGAGATTCCATAGGTAATCTTGTGCCATGATGACCCGTTTTTAAACGAAGCATTTTGCACTCGCTCTAGTGTTATCCCAGATGGAATATCGTAGTATCGTGATCCTGCCTGTAGGGTTATGTCCTTTTTGACCTGTAGAAAGGGCCATGCAAAATCTTCCCAGAGTCTACGCTGTACCCTGTTCAGAAGATTTACCATCATCTCTTGAGTGGCCTTCCCAAGGGCTGATGAAATTGCGTGGCCTGATTCGCTTCTTAGATCATTCAGCAGGACTTGTAGAGTCGTGTTCCTTGCCATTTATTCCTTTTTTTGCGTTTATTGGAGGCCCACCATCTAAAAAGCAAGCGTCTGATATTTTTAAAGATTTTACATTAAATGGTAATTCCCCAAATGCTCCATATAATTCGGTAAATTTTGCTTTATAAATCCTTCCCAATCTCTCCCGTTCACTGTCTGATGTCATATCTTCCTTGCCAGTTAAGACAATACGATCAATTGCACCAGTTCCATGTAGATGTTGTAATACTGATAACTCTGGGACTGAAATTCCCTCTTTTACTACTGTGCTTCCAGTGTCACCGCCAATTGCCACATTTGCTCGATAAACATTTTCCATATTAGTTTCTTATTAAGGTTAGGCAGTCCCGAAAGACTGCCTAGTTTAAGTCAGGATTTACGTTATTTCGTAAACACCATGACAGTTAAGTTGACTTGCACACAAAACGCTTGTGGTAGTTATCGCACGATAAATAGCATATTTGTCATGTGGGCGAGTTGGCGAATGCCGACTCATCTTCTCACCATCCATGTACATAAGGTACATTTTAGACGGATCAATAATGTAGCACCGCTTAGATGGGGTCTTACCAGAAATAGTAAGATCATCAAGACTTGGGTCATACTGGAAATGAATTCCCTGATAGTATACTTCACCCATACTAATGTCTTGTTTCCCGTTCCAACCAGATTGAGTAAAGTTACCCTTACTCTTCAACTCAGTTGTAAGTTGATCAAGAAAGGTACTACCGCACACAGCGACTGAAGGTTTCCCCCCATATCTGCGTAACTGGCGAATTTCTTGATGCATCTTATCAATTAAGACTTGCCCCGTTGCTGTCGCAGCAATCGCAACATCAAAACGATTACGCCACCAAGTGTTCGTATCCGTTCTTAGTGTTCCAACTGCGGCACTTGTTGCTGCTGGGTTATCCGCTATAAGACCCCGTATTCCGGTCATAGCAGTTGTTGAAGTCCCATCGGTATACAACAAGTTATTCATACCTCTGGAATACCCTTCTAGCATATCTTCCATTTTGTCTTTAAAAAGATTTACAAGAACAGTTTTATCCCTTCCAGAAACATTTGAGGTTTCTCCAGTAAGCGCATCGTTTACGGAAATTCCATCATGTTTAAGTTCGGTATGAGTTACTTCAATACCAATGTGATGTTCGTGCCAAGTATACTTAGCACGTTTGATATGGTCAGGGTTTGTGTATGCCACCGCATCTGTGGCTGTATAGCCAGCTAACGCAGTTTCATATACTCCCTTGACTGCCAGATCAACAAGACCCTTACCACCCGGATAGCTTTTGGAACCTTTGTCCATAGCACTAAAGAGCGGTTTATCTTGAATAGTCTGGCTTAAAACGTCCCCTTTATTTAGAAAAAAATCTAAAGAGGCATTGGCTACGTTAGCCAATTGGTCGGCTGTTAAAGCTGCCATTTTATTCCTTTTATATTATATAAGGAACATCCCCACACACAAATAGTTTTACTGGTTCAAAGACTGCGTAATTGCATCTCTTAAAGAGACAGGCTCTACTATTGGCGTTCCACTAAGTTTACCACCTGTTGCCGTCTTCATTGCGCTTGGTTGAGGTTGTCTGGCCTTGAATCTCTCATTAACAGTTGCATAGGCATCGTCTACAAGACCTAATACTTCTGTCTGAGTTTTTGGCTGTCCTCGCTCATTTACTAGCGCAATCACACGATCATTAAATTCTTCTTGCTTGAGACTAAAATCTACGTCTTTAGCTAAAGTGTTTTCACCCCACGTTTGCAATGCACCCGTCAGCATATTACTCTGATTCTGAGTATGTTGCTTCTCGGTTCTAACATGGTCAACTTTACGTTGGTTTTGTACCCTTGCTAGTTTTGCTCTTGTTTGGCTTAACTCTCTTGCCGCACCCTCATCAAGAAACCCATCGTTCACTTTCGCTTGGATGTCTTTTGGTATACTTCTTCCAGTAACTTTAGACATATTGCCTAAATGGTGTGCCAGCATTTTATAGGCATGGTCTGGATTATTTCTAATCGCTGCCATGATTTTAAATCCCTCAACTGAATCCTTTGCAGTTAAGTTGTTCTTCTCTATAAAATTTGTGATCTTGGCATACTGTTCTGAATCATTCTGAAGTTTTTCTGAATCAGATTGAAGTTTCCCAACAGTTTCTTTTAACTCGTTTTTTTCGGATACGAGACTCCGGAAACGAGGATGTTTATTAAATGGAACGTCCTTGTAGTCCTCCGATTTTGGTGTTTCTTCAGAGGCTCCAATTGGTTCCGTGACTTCAGTCTCTTCAGTAGTTTCCGCTTCTTCCACAACAACATCTTCCTCCAGAGGGCCAAGTGCATCCTGCACCACACTCTCTAAAGTTTCTGTTTCGGCTTCTGCTTCCACTTCTGTGGCATCTGACGATGATGCCGTGTCTTCCGCAACTTCTGTGGTAGACTCGTCTATAACAACTTCTTCAGCAGAAACGGGGGACGATTCCGTTTCCTGTGGCTCTTCTTCTGCCATAATACGTCCTTTGGTTAATTGTTAAACATTCATCCCAACTTGTGGTTTACCACCACCGGGAGGTTTTGGTAGTGGAGCATTATTGCCCCCCTGACCACCTTGCGCTTCGGGGGGTTTTCCCCCTCTACCCTGCGCCTGTGCCTTCGCACCTTGCATCATGTTCTGAGCAACGATTGAAGGTAACTTATCTATAATTGCTTCTGTTAAATCCATCTTGTCATCCAGACGTTTCAACAACTCTTTGCCAAGGAACTTAGGATCAATACCCGGAATTTGAATGAGGAAGGGGATTATACGCTCAATATTTTGTAGTTCAGCGGCTTTATTTGGTTTCCCTGTCGATCCTGCTTCAATCTGCAAATATATTTCGTTCAGGACATCTTCTTTCTTAAACTCAGGCCAAACTGCTCCGGGGCCACAAATTGCTGTCACTTCTTCTTTAGACATTTCTAGGAGTAGGATTTGTCCAGCTGCTCTGGTTACTTCGCTCATAAATGAGTCGAGATCGTCAATATTAGCACCAATGGCACTCATCCTGCTCGATTCAGCGATGCTAGTCTCAGTTGCAGTACCTTTCGATACCTGACCAAAATTAGCTTCCTGTTGGCCCACGACCAACTGGACATCATCAAATATAGTTCGTACCTCATACAGATTCGGATCAATACCTATCTGTTTGACAGGTTGTATTACATCATCCACTTTCTGACCTGCCACCAACGCCTGTAATTCCAGGACTGCATTTGCAGGAGGGTCTTTTAATTTATCCTTATCCTCTTGCTCTAACATCCCTGCTGGTACAGCATACTTTGGCCTATTAGCCCTGCGATGTTCTCTCAACCCTTGTCTGGCCCTGTTATATTCATGTTGCATCGGAGCAAGAAGTTTAATATCAGACGGAGGATAAAGTAGGTCTTTGTGTTCAATCTCATTGAATGACAATGCGAAGAAAGGCCAGAATGTTTCCAGCTTTATTGGTGGTGATTCTGGTTCGGATAAAAAATCGTTATGACCATCGCACACAATGTAAAGTAGTCCTGCATTCTTATCATATATTTCCCAAACTAAAGCCAGACCATCTCTGACGTTATCCGTACTGCTACCGAAGTGGTTATAGTTAGACTGTCCTGCCTTCACGCCAGTTTGGTTGCCCTTCATGTCATACGATAGATAATTATCCTGTACATCAACATCGTAAATTTCTTTTATCTCTTCAGGAGATAAGTACATCTCATGTGCAACCCAAGATGCCCCAACAAAACCACGGAGCAACCGACACAGTGGATCAACTATAATGGAGTCGCATTCTGGAAAATCGAATACCAACCCCTCCTGAATAATTGTCAGAGGTTCTTTCTGCAATGCTTCAAGGGAGAGCATCAGTTCCTCCATTTCTGCATCATCCTGTTCAATATCCCCCTTTTCTGCTTCACTTGCTATTCTTCGCAGATGGTCAACCTGTGCCTGTACGTCTGACATTTTAGATGAGATGTCCGGCAATCTGTCCATCTCTCGCTGGTAGCCAACTTTTACAAAGCCAACCGATGTTGTTATAACCCTGCGTACCAGAGCCTTCATCTGACTCTTAAAGGTTGGATGTTGCTCGTCCATAAAATATTCGAAGAGCATTTCAAGGCACTTAGCAACTTTGTCCATCCGACTACGTTCAACCTTCACCTTGGCACGATCATCTATAATTGCCTGTGCTTGCTGGTCTGGTTCTCCCCCCTGCATCTTTAACTTAGTTACAGTGGCTAGAGCCTTTGCCATGCTTTCTTCTTGCCCGTCCCAAACCTCATAATCCATGCGCTTCCGTCTGGTTGCAACGGGCTTTGGGTTCTTAGCGTAGAGGGCAGAAGTTCGCTGTGCAACGTGTCTCTGGAGGATGTTCGCAACGTATTTTTCATCGTCCCAGTTATTACCCGTATACCCTTTATAGACAGCATCCATGTCAACCTTCATTTGTTTAAAGGCTTTAGAATGGTATTCTTTTGCACCTTTCACCCGGTCAATTAAAAGACTTACTAACGCTTCTCTACGGAGCGTTGGTTCCTTGTCTTCTTCTTCTTCGACAACTCCTCGATCAATTGCCTGTTCAATTTCAATCATTTAAAAACCTGATGATAGTGATTTTAAGTTTCTTTTGTCCATGTCTGATTGCCATTTACACCAAGCCAGTGAACCAACTTCTGGGCCGGGTGCGACCTTCGGGCGGCTTGTCGGTGAATGTAATTGTCCTAATCCCATTCCAATCCACGCCAGAGTATCGACAAAATCATCGTGGCGGCTGTTTGGAAATTTTAATACTTCATCTACTGCCTTGCCACTCCAAGGACTAACTTTTGGGAAAAACACTTTTTTCATTGCCATACGTCCGATGATCGACTGTGACCTTTGTACTTTATTTGCCACTGGCGTTACCTCCTCAATTCTGCAATGAGTGGAAGTTTCATACATCCGCTTACGCAGAAACGGCCCGATTGCTTTTGTTATGTGGCCCTTTTCTGCCCACCAGATGAGGGGCTTATGCCTTTTTATTAATTCAATCATTGCCTTAACAACTACGTCTGAAGGTTGTCTTGCCCACCAACAATCGATGAGGTAAATATCCTCTTGGTCATCCACCCCCACAACTAAAAGGCAGGTTAAATCGTGCCTTGTCTTGTCAATACCAACAGCGTGATCACTAGCAGCATAAATCCTTAAACTCTCTGGAAGGTTTCTTTTTTCATAATACTGTATGTTTTCCCTCTGGAATAAATCTCCATCTTCTGGGCTTGGCTGTTGCTGATACAGTGCAGAAAACCCCCTTGGGTCGAGATTCCTTTGTGCTTCCAAAAAATCCTTATTGAACCTCTCAGGCCAGAGTACCTCACCCTCCTTTCTCTTTAATGGATCGCTATCTCCAGCAAATGCTGGCAAGTTGATTATCTTCCATTTACTGCACTCCGATTCTGTGAAGTGTGGATTCATTGGATCAGTTAATCTTCCTACTAAATCATCTTCGTGCCAACGAGTTGTTACTATTACTACCTTTGACCGCTCCGTCATAAGACGAGTCATAAATACTTGTGTGAACCAAGACCAAAGGTTTTCTCTAAGCGTTGGAGACATTGCTTCCACACTGTCTTTAATTGGATCATCCACGATAAGGATATCTCCCCCACGACCAGTGATAGAGCCACCACGACCAACAAAAACTGACATACCACCATTATCAGTCTGAATACGACTTTTAGAAGCACCGCCTTGACGAAACTTAAATTTAGGAAAGACTTGCTTAAATGGAGGACTCTCCATGATTGCTCTGCAATCTGATCCAAAATCCTGTGCAAAATCTTCATTGTACGTTGCAAAAATGATAGATTTGTATGGGTCCTTCCCCATGAGCCAAGGGATGAAACGTCTGCTGATCATCTCTGACTTCCCATGTCTTGGCGGCAGCGTTACTATCAACCTTTTTATCTTGCCCTTCGCTACCTTCTCCAAAGCTAAAGCAATAGCCCGGTGATGCATTGCATCCTTGAATACTGATTCCTCAATATTATTAGGATCATTAACCTTTGGCATTGTGAATTTAACAAACTTGAGGAATTCTGTCTTACACTCAAGTGCCAGCTTCTGCCGTTTTGCTGCTTGAAGCTGCCTATCAATTTCCTCTAGTTTACTCAGTTCTTCTGCCATTTACTTTTCTTCTCTCACTTTTACTATATACCCCCTGTATCCATCCCTGGTTTTGTACTTTAGTAATGTCTTCACCAGATAGAACTTTATTTTAAAGACTCGAACTTCCACTTGTTGCAGTGTAATTTTACAAGGACCGCTAGTTGTGCCGATTCTTTAGGAGACATACTCCGAACAGAACTTTCATTATCAAATGATGTCCTCATTACATCTATCGCACAATCGCACAGTAGTAAGTAAACGTGTAGGGGTGTGTCCATGCTTTGGTGTGCCACGGAGCAAACTTGCCAGAGTTGTCGTATGTGTTCCGTTTTGAAATTTCCACTGTACTTTTTCGATGTCAGTGCAGTTAACGGAAAGATCAAACTCAGGCTCAAAGCCAACAATAATGTCACTATCTTCAAATTCAAGAGTTATCTCCATAATTAATTAAGCGTATGACCAAATTCTGCGAGTTGGTGTTCGTTTTAAATCTAGGTGGACAAACTTGTCTTTTCTCTGGCTAATACCGACTCCAACAAAACCAAGCCGGATTGCAGCTTCCACAATTATTAATGCTTTCTCGCCCCGACAGGCAATATCAATTGCAAGCCCCTCCATGTGC